GATCTACACCGTTGCAAACACTCTTTCCCTACACGACGCTCTTCCGATCTAGGCTTGAAGCTGTTCTCGCCAACTGCACGAACCATTTGTAATGGAACGTATGGGCAATAGAACAAACCTGCATCGAATGCAGATGAACCTTTATAACCAACTACCAAGTAGTTAGCACCGGCGAATGGGTCAACATAAACACGGAATCTACCGTTAAGAACACCAGCAAAAGTATTGCCTGTATCATCAACTTCGAGAGTGTTGCTGTTTAGTGCAGGAGTATAATCCAATACACCAGCCATTTGCAGGGCAGAGGCTACGTCAGAAGAACAGATAACAATGTTACCTTTACCACGACGAGTTGCTTTAGCAATTGCGTTAGCTTCTTGCTCGATCTGGAACATAAGACCTTTGAACTTCTCAACAGACCAACGACCGTTAGCATCAACATCTAAGTCGAAAGTACCGGGAGTTGCTGCACCAGAAGCGCCGACAACAGCTGTATCATAAATTGTACGAACAACTTCACGGTTGATTTCCGCAAGGATCTCAGTTTGAAGAATGTTAGCCAATTCAGTTTCTGCGTCAAGTCCGTGAACTGCTTTAAGATCTTGAGCAAGTTCAGTTGTGTATTCAGCTTTCAGTGCGCGAGTCTTAGCAGCAACAGTTACTTTCTCAATTGAGAAGGCCATTTCTGCGTAACCAGCACCAACACCGTCGCCTAATGCTTCAGCAGCACCAGTAGCAAGTCCGCCACCTGTAGTAACAGCAGCACCAGGAAGTGTATTAGCATGAGTACCAGTTCCACCGAAGTCTGTATCAGCTTCGTTGAACAATGCATCATCTCCACCTTGAGTACCATACTTTGCACGCATTGCGAAGATAAGTCCTGTAGGACCAGTCATAGGCTGAACGCCACAGATATCATATGCGATTAAGTTAGGAACTGCACGTCTTACCAAAGAGATAAGAATTGGATCGTAACCAGCAGTAGGTCCGCCAGCAGCAGAACTGCCACCGTAGCCGCCAGTACCAGCATCGTTAGTTGGAGAAGCTTCAGAAAGCAAGCTTGTCATGTTTGCAGAAAGATCGCCAGTTTCGGCTAGAGCACGTTCTGTGTTTTCCAGGATAGTAGCAGTAACTGCCTTCCTGTGTTTATCGTTAATTGGTGAAAAAGAATCGTGTGCTAAAATTGGCTCCCACTTTTCCACTAGTCTTGTATAGTTATCCATTATTGGATCTCCTTTATATTTAAAATTAAAATTTAGTTTACTAAAACCTAATTTAATTATTCTAATTACTATTTAGTGTTGAAAGCTTCAACTAAAGCATTAATAGAGGTGTAATCAGAAGATGGTTTAGTTACTTCCTGTTCCTCTAGAATAATTTCATCGGACTCAGATTGAACATCATGTTTTTCAACAAGAGGCTTATCACTGAAGAACGATTCCTTAATAACTTGAAGATTCGTTGCATATGCATCTGTATCTTCAACATCAAGCTTTTCAGACAATACCTTTAGACGTTCCACCTGATTTACAGATAGTCCTTCTGAGATTTCGTCAAATTTTTGTACTGCTTTGAAAGTGGCAATAGTCTTAAGTAATTCGATATTCTCGTTTACTAGATCATTGGCTTTCCCTTCCAACTCAGATACTGTTGTTTCGAGGTTTTCTACAACATCAACAGTTTCTTCCGAAACAGTAACGTTGTGTTCAACAAACAAGTTCTTAAGACCTGACATCAATGATTCCGCCATCTCAACCTTAATACCAGATTCGACTGCGATTTCATTCTCTGACATCCACTCAGAAACAACGTAATCCAAATACTTATCAACGTTCTCAGTTACAGTATCCAATTTCTCAGTTACAGCTTCTTCGAGTGATTCGTCTAAGGACTTAGTTAATTCTTCACGAATTGTCTCAGTTCTCTTGTTTACTTCTTCGTTTAATGCGGCTTCAAATACAAGACTGATCTTGCTTTTAAAGTCTTCAGATAAATCTTCACCTTCGATGATAGATTCAATTGAATTTTCAATAACTACTTCTTCAACAGTTTCTACTTCTTCTGCTGTAGGAACTTTCTTTCCAGCGTCTTTCTGTCCAGGTGTTGCTTTCTTATCGTCAGCTGCACCTTTAGGCTCGTCAGTAGTAGTCTTCTTCAACTTGTCCTTTTTACCTTCTCCACCTTCAGGTGTAACTGGTGCTGGGACTTCTGAAATACCGTCATCGGAAACGAATTTCTCTTCTACGTTTTCCATTTGTTTTCTCCTTTAAATTTGTTATGTCTTACAAATATGTTTATAATAAACTTTACTTAATTTATTTATAAAAATTTAGTTTCTTAAAGAACGAACGAATGTTTGGAACATCCTTGCTGCCGTCTCTTCATCAATAGTTCTTACTACTCTATTAATCTTTCTCTCGACTTCTTCTTGAATATCCTGAATAACCTGATTGGCTCTCCAATTCCCAGAAGCAATATCGTAGTAATACTCTACGTTCTCCATGATTCCATTTACGAACGCATTTGGTGCTGAAGGGTCAGTAACAATATCAACAGTAGAGAGGTGAAAGTCAGACTGAACTTCCATTACACCACCTTTACCTGCCTTGACCGAACCAAGACCGCGAGTCGAAACTCCAATCTTTACTCCTTCGTCTAATAGGCTCTTCACGATTTCCCCCATAGGTGTTGATAAGATTTTTGCCTTACCATAAAAATCGTTGCCGTCCCGTCTCATCTCAGTAATTAGATGTGAAACGCGATCCCCGTTAATCTGTGGACCATCAGGGTGACCTAGTTCTCCAAGAGCACGTTTAGTTTGAATAAACTCTGTATTATATCGAGTCATCTCATTTTCTAAAGTAGCACTTGGATAAATTCTTCCGTTGCGATTTTTAATATCGCCTTGCATGAAAACTCCTTCTATGAAGTAATTCTTTTTACCGTCGTCTTTAGCTTCGGTAATTACCTCTACGGAGTGATCTGTAAATTCTGTTATTAAATTCATAATTGTTTCCTTGTAAACGTATTTATACAACTAAGTATAATGAGCAACACCAACCATTAATACTGCAGAAGCGGCAGTTAAGGTATCTGTAGAAGCTTTCTTACAAAATGATTGTCCAGGACCTGCTGTAAATGTACCGATAGTAGTTGCGCCGGCGTCTTTATGAGTAATAAGAATACCTGCAGCCGTTGCGTTATATAATCTAACAAGAGTTGCTGTACCAATATTGTCAGCAGTTGTTATAGAAGCTTCAGTACCTTTAACTTTAATTATACTAGGCATTATACGTTATCCTTACAAAAATCGAGGATTTCTTGAAATCCGCTTTCATCAGCAACCATAACACCATACATATCTTTTGTATTGGTTTCAGTTAACTCACTAAACATTTTATTTAACATAGTTGCATCTTGTTCTGATATTTCAACTACCGAATTGTTTTGTAATTTAAATGGTCCTGATTCGATTGATTCACCGTAACCAGCTTTAGCAAGAATCTTTGCCGCTCCTAATGGGCGACCGCTTACCATTGCATCACCTTTGGCATAAGCATATAATGATTTAACATTTGAGAATACTTCTGCTAATTTGTTCTGCCACCATTCTTCAGGATCTTGTCCTTCTCCAAGGTATTCTTCAATCTCTTGTGATGCGTAACAAATAAAGTTAAGTTGCTTCATCATCATTGGAATTTCTTGCTGGGGACTCTCAAGCAATTCTTCCTCTGTAGAAACCTTATCTAACATTTCTTTGAACGTTAACGAAATTGTTTTACCGTTTGAATCTTTAATAGTAACTTGTGAAGGTTTAACCTTAGGGGCTTTTTCGTTATCTGCCTTGTAGGCTGCCTTAGTTTCACCAGCTGCTGTTTCAGATTCCTTAGTTGTTGCTTTACTTACAGGTTTCTTTTCAGCTTTAAGTTCTTTATCGTGATCGCCTTTGGTTTCTTCCATGTCGCCGTCATCTGTTTTCTCATCATCTTTGACAACAGTTTTCTTCTTTACACCAAGGATTTCAGTAATTGACTTCTTACTTAATTCGGTTTCTTCCTGAGCAACAGGAGGTTTGCCTGTACCTGTACCACGAACCGGTAGAGTTTGATCTACCTTCTTCTTATACGCTTTGTCGTAATCAGCTTCGTCGTTAACCTTATCCGCAGGTCTTTCGACTTTAGTAAGCCCAGGTATCTCGCCTGTAAAAACGTGGTCAGGTGCAACAGGATGAGGGATTACCTCAATTGTATGTTGATCCTTAAATCGTTTTTCTTCGGGTGCCTTTGGCTGGGCAACTTCTGAAACAAGATCTTTAAAATTTTTCATGTTTAGTCCCTAATTTAAT